GCCTTGCAGCTGATGAAGTCCAGCAGCTTGGCAGGTGGTGGTGCCAGGACGGGCATTGCTTGTGGTGGGTTGTCCTTCTTGGGTTGTTCTTGGTAGCCGCAGCCAAAGCAGTTGGCGTGACCGTCGCTGTACCTGGCGAGGTTGTCCTTGCTGTTGCACTGCGGGCATGCCTCATGCCGCAGAAACTTCGATGGCATTGCCGAACCAGCTGGTGGGGATGTGGCCTTGGCACCAGATGAAGCCATGTCGTTCAGCCCATTGCCCGTAGGTGATGGACCGTGGTGCTCGACTGAGCTTCACGTTGGCGTTCTGAAAGCACAGCCTGATGTCCAGGCCAGGGTGCTGCTCTTTGACGGCAAGCATCTTGCGTCTGTCCTCAGGGCTGAACAGCCCTTTGGTCTCAACCATCACGCCATTCGGCAGACAGAAGTCAGGCGTGTACTTGGCTTCAATGGTGTAGGCCAGGGCCGTGGCCTCATAAGAGAAGGCCAGGCCCCGCTTGTTCAATGAACTGGCGACTGACAGCTCGTACTTCGAGCGGTAACTAGAAGTCGCCGAAGTCCCCCTCGGTCGGCTTGATCGACGCCGATGAGTCGAACGGGACGGCCTCGGCTTCGCCTTCGGTCCAGCCGTTCTCGACTGGCTTGAAGCCATACCCGTCGCTGCCCCCGCCATACGGCACAAAGTTGATGACCTGTGCAGCCAGCACCTTGAGCGACAAGCCAACACCAAAGGCAGTGCTGTAAGGCTTGGCGATAAAGGTCAGGCGCCCAGTAGTACCAGCACCCATCTTGGACAGGGGTGCAGGGTTTGTGATGGGCTTGCCCTGTGAATCAAAGAGGGCAACGCTTTGCGTGTAGGGCTGGCCGCTCTTGCTGATGCCAGCTGCACGGCGCTTCATCTTGATGGCAAGCACAGGCTCGCCGTCCTCTTCGGTGTACTCAAACGACGGCGGTGCCAGCTTGAACTTCTTGTTGGGTTCAGCTGCCTTGAGCTGCTGCTTGAACCGTTCCATCAGGCTGGTCAGCTGCTCCTCGATCTCGGATGCGTCAGCTGCAGGCACCAGGGCGATGACCTTGTAGACCGGCTCGTCGAACTTGGTGTCTGGTTCAACCAGCCATGCGTACTTGAACTTGCAGATGGGGGTGGTGACTTTGAGGCTTTCGGTTTGGTTGTAGTTCATGTGATGAAGTAGTCGCTTTGCTGGACCTGACTCAGGTCGAGCCGGCCCAGGGTGGGTCTTGTCGGAACAGACGGCAAGAGATCCGGGGGAATCTGTTGCAGAAGTTCGTCGGTGATGCGGCAGAAGAGGTCATCGCTGTAGATCTGCGCAAACGTGGCCCGCACTGAGTCCCGCAGTTGGGACATCTCAGCGGGCGTTGTCGCAAAGCAATCGTGGATGCCCCCTAGGTTCCGCACTCCATGCGTCATGGCATGGATGGTGGCCAGTGTCATGTGGCTGGAGTCCAGGCTGTGAACCACGTTGGGGCTGAGCGCATTGCCCATCCGTTTGGTGTCCAAGCCCAGGTCCTCCACCTGGCACCGAATATCCAAGCGCACATCGGACAGGTAGTTCAGTCTGATCCGCTTCTCTCTGGTGTTTGGGTACATCTGGTTGACCAGTAGCCCCGATGGTGAGCGCCACCGCAGTGGCACGTCTGCCTTGCCAGCAATGCGACCCACTGCCCTGAACCATTCCATCGCCTCAGCTGCTGGCTGGACCAGCGACGTCGCCTGTTCATGCAAGATGCGGGCCATCCAATGGACACGCTTGATGGCGCCTGGCAGGTTGACCCAGCACTTGCTGTTAAACAGTTCCTCGCTGCGATCCAGCGCCCAGTTGAACGCATAGAAATAGAAGGCGCTGCGGGTTGCTGAATACGGCAGCGTCATGACGCATGGCTTGGCAAGCGTGCGGTCTGGTTGCAGCAGCAGCCAGTCACTAGCTATCGGGTCATCGCTGCTGCGCAGCACAGCAAGCACCTTCTCGATCACCGTGCGGTAGATGTCGGCTGGTCCGTCCTCGCTCCTGGTCAGGTTGACCAGTGCTCCCATCTCCTCATTGCGCAGCAGTGCGCTGTAGTGCTGGATGCCTGAGCACGTGCAGTCCAGCATCACAGGCAGGTCGCACACATACCCATAGCCCTGGTGGTTGAACTGTTGGTACGCCCGACAGAACGACAGGAACTGCCATGGCTTGTCAGCTCGCATCCAGAACTCAGCGTGCTGCCACGGGTCACGACCTACTGCTTCGATCTGCAGCTGGTTCTCATGCACCCAGTCGATGCGTGCCCTGAAGTCCTGCTTACTCAGGCCCCACATGTTGGCGCCGTGGATGCGCAGCCAATCCGCTTCGTCCTCGCTGCTGATTGGGGTCCCTTCAGCAAACAGCAGCAGCGAACGACTGACGTCGTTGCCCTGTGGGTTCAGGTGCGGCGGCCTGTAGTAGTACCTGCCCCTGAAATCCAGGGACATCGGGAAGTAGATGGCCCGCTCACTAGCGAAACGACGTGCCACCCATAGGCATTTGGCCTGGGCCACACGTGCGTTGCGTGTCTTGTCGTTCTTCTCGTGGATGCGCCGTGCCTTCTTGCGCCACTTCAAGACACCCTCGTCATCAGGGTCCAGGTGCTTGGGGAATGGAGGCACAGGCCAGCCATTCCGTGGCAGCAGGCAGCCCACCTCCAGGTTGCTGTCGTATGCGTGCGTGATCTGGTCCAGCATCCAGCCGTTGACCTTCCAGCCCACGGTCTGATGCAGGTTGGCCGCTGTCATGAACGGCTCGGTGCCATCGCTATGTGCAGCGACGACGTCAGCACCTGACTTGAACAGCGTTACTGGTAGGTCAGCACTGAGGTAGCCACCGTCCAATGGCGTAGACCATGGCCGCGGCTGCACCAACATCGGCAACCAGTTGGGTGTCATCAGGCGCTGCTGCTCAGTGACATCCGAGATCCACCGCATGCACTCGTCAGATGCCTTGACCACCCGGCGTGCTGGTTTGTAGCTGCGGTCCAGGACGATCTCGATCATCCCGGATTCACGAGCGATCATCTCAACCAGCAGCACGCCACTTGCCATGCGCTGCTTGGCGTCCCAGATCTCTGTGTTCTTCATGCGCATGATTGATGCCATGCGCTGGCGCTTGGTGCTGCGCACACGCTTGTAGCTGTACAGCTCACGCTTGCTGGCACGACGCAGCATCGTCTCGATCCACAGCTTTTCTGCTACGTCCATTGCCACGTAATGCAGCGTGTCGTTGCAGCTGATGCTGTCGATGACGGTGCGCACTGCAGCAGCAGCAGTCACCTGTGGTGGCAGCAGTGTCAGTGGTGTGAGCAGCGCAAAGTTGCGGCCTGCTTTGCCACGTTCAATCCGTCGTCTGATCGTGCGCAGGTGGGTGACCACACGCTCAACACCGAAGGCAGTGAGGTGCTCACCCCACTTGCTCAGTGATTGCATCCTGTACTGGCGCTGCTTGTTGGTGAGCAGGTCGACCCTGTCACCGCCAAGCGACACCATCTCTGCTTCAAGGGCCAGCTGATCTTCAGTTGATCGTGGCTGGCTCCCCGCCTGCTGTCCGAAGAACGCCGTGCTCATTGGTGGTGGGTTGCTGCAAGACGTTGATTGCTTCTGCCAGCTCACGGTCTGACAGGTGTGCGTACTTCTCAGTGATGGCGATGCTGCTGTGACCCAGCAGTTTCTGCACCACGTACAGGCTGACGCCACGTTGCACTAAGCGAGTGGCGCAGGTGTGGCGCAAGGCATGCAGCACAAACTGCTTGTCCTCCGCCAGCCCCATCTCTGCCCTGGCCTTGGCCCATGCAGCCTCAAGCACGTAGCGCTTGACGTCACCAAAGACCAGGCCATTACGTGTGATGCAGCGATCACCAACGATCGACCGCACACGGTCAGTCATGGGGATAGATCGAGGCAGGTCGCCCTTGTTCTCCCACACGCTGATCAAGTTGGCGCCCAGGTCCACGTCATTGATGCGCAGTGCCATCAGCTCACCGACCCGCATGCCCGTGTCGATCAGCACCGTGACGACCTCACGCTCTGCAACGTGCCCCCATTGGGTGAGCAGGCTGCATGCCATCGACTCCTCAGCAGCACTTAAGTACCTGATGCGATGCGTTGGCTCCGCTTGCCGTGGCATGCGTGGCTTGCGGTTGCACCCATCACGGTGCATGGCATCCGTGAACAGCGCCGACAGTGCAGCCAGCTTGCGGTTGATGGTGCCTGATCCGTTGCCGCTTGCCTTGAGGTGCCCGACGTAGCGGTCAATCTCCGACGTCGTCACCTGATCAAGGCGTGTCTCCTTGCCGAAGAACTCCACCGCTTTGGTCGCATGCCTGATTGCCTTGGCGCCATTGCGTGTGTCATCCCATCGCACCTGGATGCTGGTGCGCAGTGCCTTGTGCAACGTCCAGCAACTGCTCACTGCAGCTGGGCCATCGAGGTGCTCAGCAGTGCGACGCAGCTGCGCACGCAACTCATCCCTTCGGATCAGCGCCATGTCATACGTGGCGCAGGTCTCGGTGGCGCGCTGCCCCTTGACCATGACATCAACAACAAAGGCATTGCCTCGCTGGTAGATGCCCCTTTCTTCTGCGCGTGCCATCAGAAGTGCGACCCCTTGCTTTCAAACTTGGCGCCAGCCATATAGCCCAGGCGCAAGAGCACCTTGGTTTGCGGGTCGCCATTCTTGAAGTTCATGTCATACCAAACGTTGAACGCAACCTCAAGTACGACCTCCCGAGACTGCGCTTGGGCAGGGCGATCTGGCAGGTAACTCCAGTGCGTAACGTTGGACAAGTG